ACCATCTTGCGCATCCGTAGCCAGGAAGTTGGTACCTGGGGCCCTGAAGAGGACCGGTGTTATGAAAGGTTATCATGGCCTTACCACATTATTTTGTGGAATCAGCTCTAACCTAGGGTGGTGAGGAACAATTAAAGTAAACACGAGTGCCCGCCCTGCTTCAAAGGGCATGTCTGTTTTCTCGCCGGAGTAAATCCGAAAATTGCTCACCATCACGCTTGCGCTTAACCATTCGGGGACATGGTTTGTCCGATTCCGAAAGGAGCAGTCTAAAACTCAAGGATCCACACTGGATTCCCAAAGCCTTGCACACACTGCTAAGTGTAACAAGCTAATTATTTAAATTAAATTGGCATTGCTCTCGCATATTTTACTTGTTAACGAGTTCACAAGTGAGGAAGTTTTAATGGACTCCTCAGGGGCCATACTATGTAAAGTCACAGTTCACTATGCTATCCGTCCTGCCCTTGCACATTTCTGTGAGGAAACCAGGATCTAGCCATCTTTTCTATGTGGAGTTGAATACCACGGCAAGAAGAATTCTGCATTATGTAATCTATTCTTTTGATCATAATCAGCTGTTAAGAAAGCTTTAGGCAAAACAGAGTTGTATCTAAGGTTACTAATATAAGGAACTATAAATTGAGTGTTAGGTGTATCTGCTCCTGAAGATTCTCCCACACCCTGCAAAATCTGATAATAATCTGTAGATGGGGCAAGTGTCATTAAATCTCCTCTATAAAACTCAAACATACTAGCAAGAAGGTTCAAATTAGATATTGCAACAGCGCCTATTTCATAATTAAAACGTGATGTCAGCAGTGTGGATGGAAATACAATCCCATTAGCATATGAGAAAGGCACAATACCCACACGGTCTGTAAATTTTTGGGCAAAATCTGATAAACTACATGTTCCTTCGTTGACATAATTTTCCGGGGTTGGTGAATCCTTGTCAGCAATAGAAGGGGGTCCTTGTGGTTCCCATTCCATTTCTTCTACAATGTCACATAGTTTCACATTATACGAATCTGTAACTACTGGTTGATCATCAAAGAAAGGTGGTGCTGTTTTGATATTTGATGTTGTTTTTGGGCAAGCTAATTTCAAATCTGAGGACATATTTCCTGTAACAACTAACGATATATTTTGAGCTACATTATCTGGACATTGTAGTGGGGTAATTTGTCGGTAAGCTAAAATTCCTTGTGATGCTGGTAAATAAGTAAGGGTCATAAATTTATTATCTACATATGGTATGGAGAATTCAATTTCTGACTTTTCTGAAAAATCCCAAATTATATTCCAAAAATCATCCCAAGAAGTGGGAAGTGCAGTGGCAGAAGGCCACAATGGAAAGAAAGCAATTTGCAATCTACCTGAATGAAATTGTGTTTTAAGCAACTTCATTTTAATATCTATAGATCCTGCGTACATATAGAAGAAATTAGAAACTGATCCTAATCTGGAAAATTCATTATCTCCAATACATGGTGAAACTAAAAGTTTAGAAACTCCCATAACAGCATTCTTAGTTAAAACTGTTTGTCTAATAAAGTCTGGGGTTTGGAAAAGTTCTTCAAATGAATTTGTAGTTCCTGATTTATATGATTTACTCACACAATTCATAGCATAAGGTACTGTCTGTCTTGAAATTTGGTAATTATTATCAATCTTGTCTTGAGATAAAACAACATCTACACCTGATGGATTTCGTTTTTCAGGTCCTTGAGGGGACCATACTTTATAACCTGTTCCTGATATATTTGTTGGGTAAATAAGTTCCACATCTTCAATCCACATATATACATTTACTAACGTGCTATTACTAGAAAAAATACAATCAAAAGGGTCAGAAATTTGGAAAAATCCTAAATAATTTGCTGTTTGAATCTTTGCAACTTCAATAAAGCGCAAAGGAGAATAAAAAGGAACTCGCAACTCTGCAGCTGTTTGTTCCCCCAAATCTATTGAGGCGTGGGGTAATTTCATGTAATTTTCTTTAACCAATCTACTTGTAATTTTTGTACCCACACCAGGTGGATAATGAGATATTGTAACTAATCCTGAATCAAATGGGGTGGTGTTAACTGCAATCCTAGTACACATAGTAAATTTTATTCCTGCATAATTAAACAATTTGGTTGAAATAGCATTCAATAAAAAGAAAATGTTGAAATCTAAAGTATTCTGATACATGGTTGGTGTCAAACTAGCTGCTGTCATACTAGCCACTTTTCGTGGTTTTCCTAACAATCTTTTCAAACTTGATAAATCATCAATAGGTGCTGGGGTAGGTGCGATTTCTGCAACTACCTTTTCTGGTTCTACTGCATCCTTAAATTCAGTAACTGATTCATGTTCTGTAGTAATTGTTGTTTCTCCTAATAGTTTATCTTGAGTTACGGTTTGGGTATTGGTTTCTGTTTGAATTGTTGTAGCAATACTATCATTTTTAGAACGGTGGCATACAGGGTATTAATCTGCATGCCTGTTCGATCCGGTATATAAGCCTATTATTTTTAAATCGCCACACTACATACTATAAAATATAAAATATTTTGCGATTCACTATCTGTCCTGTCTCACGAAAGTGTGAGCCCAAGGGTCTAGTGGCACTGATTCGGGATTTGCTGCTCCACAATGTAACGGATCATTAATGTGAAGCCCTATTCAGTTTCATACATTTAAGGTAAACAAAACTTAATACAATAAATAAATAAATTATAATCGCGTTTGTTTGGTTAATTATATTTGCTAGGAATCTTTATGAAACTCCCTCCTAGCTAAGAGTCCTCGCTGGGCCCAGCCAAGGCTTGCAGAAAGATACAGGTAACTTATATCGCGCCAGCTGTGGGGCGCGTTCTGCCCCCCATTTCTGGGGGGCAGAATATCAGATCTAATCAGATTGGCCGAAATACGACTTATATCCGTTCAACATTGAGAATCTGAGAGAATCGTAATCTCCCATTGCTGGCACTCGCATGTAGTTATCAACAAGTGCATCAAAGATTTCATTCCTGTGCTTATAAAACACTTCTCTGGGGTGTAAACTTAATTCACGCAAGACGCACTCTACAATAAGTGGCAAGACAACTTTTTCTGGCATCGTTTTGCGATACCAATTTGGGATGTCCAACACAGTTCTTATTTGTAACGGTCCTATCCATCGGCCTTCTTGCTGTGAATATGTGAAATGCCTCTTTAAGAGAGTCACTTCTTTCAGTGTTCTGGTGAGCGGAATGACGCTTTGGTCCGCTGATTTCTGTTCATCTGTGTACGTCATACCTAAGTCTGACGCAGCCGTAGTGATCGTGTGTTGGTTGAAATACGGTCTTATCTTCTCGCTGACGTTGACAACATTATCATCACCATAAATGGCAATTTTAACATTGCGTTCAAAATCTGACATAGTGGCTAGTTGTTTGGGCACACTCTTCAAATAAAAGATTCTCATCAACATCTGTCCAATTATTGTATTCACCGTTGCTGTCAAATAAACTCCTGATGGCATTGAATGGGTCCACATATACACGTCGTTGTTGATAACGTGAAGTGAATTAGCAATGTCAGCCATCAAAATGGTGCGAACTTTGTTTCCTTGTTCGTCTTTTCCATACCATTTGTTTATTACAGCCAAAGATGCATACAACAACTGAGCGGATACTGATCCATCCCAATTTGAATAATCTCCAGCAACGATACGGTCTCCATGTTGTAGCAAGGTCTTAGCTACTAAATTCCAATCTTCAGCATAACAGTTTGTTCCTACTAAGCTTTCATTTTCAATCCGTCCTTCTGCTTGTGCAGCCACAAAGGCTCCAAAATACATACGGCAGGCTATGGTGAAATCCAGGGGGGACCCTGAAAACACTCTTGTCTTTCCTGCGTCTGCTTTCTCAATTGGTCTAGTCTCATCTTTCAGTAAATCTATCCACAAAGTAGGATATCGGCGGCCAGCTAAGGCAAACTCAATCCTCTTTTCCACATGATAGATCAGATCTTCAGATATGATTTGTTGGTCTAAATCAATCCAAGTTTTCTTTCCTCCCATCCGGGATTCTTTCGTCAAACCCCAGGGGAAACCAGGGGAAGTTGATGTTGTTAACGAGCTAAAATATTCGTCTCCTTCAGTGCCAAAAATGGCTTCACGAACATTGTATATACATCGCTTCCGTGAATACGGGGTAGCATTGACGTATACTCTAGCTACATCTTCAACAACAATTCCCATTGTTTCCTCTGAAATTGGTGTCAAAACTTTTCCACATTTCTTCAAACCCTCCATAAGCGGGTTCCAAAACACTTCTTCTCCATCTCTGTGCATAACAAACGGTTTAAGATATGCTGGTTTCTTTTCAGATTCCATGCAACATCCTGAGATCATTGTTCGTTCCAAAGTTGATGTTCCTACACTTCCAGCGGGGAAAGGCAATTTACCAATTGCGAAAAAGGCTCCTTCAGGAACCTGAGATTCAACGCAATTGATCATTTCAAGGGGTGGAAAGCATTGGGCTTCCCATCCAACTTTTGCAAGTACATGTTCTAATTTTTCCTTATACACACACATAGCATATCCATGTCCTGGTCTTCCAGCAACATGAATTCCTACAATCTTTTTATCAAAAGCAGTATCTTTCAAAACAAGCACACTTCCACAATCTCCAGCTTTGGTCTCTCCTCTGTAAGAGTAACCTTTTCTGCATTTATACGTGGTCGATCCATCTGTGTAAGATGCATCTTCACATTCTAACACTAAATTCTGTAAATTATATGACACAAAATTGCCATCACACACATCAATTATTCCACAAAGCTGGGCTTGTCGACCTTCCACGCGGGGAAGATCTTGAGCTGTAACAAAATGATTCAAAATGTCTGGATATTGTGGACAACTATTGGGGAAGACCATCATAAGGAGGTCTTCATTTTCTCCACGGGTGGTTTCAAAATCATAAAATTTCACTGTCGAGAGGTTGACATTGAAATATGGTCTATTGTCTAAAAATCGGCATTGAACGGCATCCACTGGACAATTGGCTCTCCAATGTTTGTAAATCAAAGCACATGTTCCTCTGATGAAAACTCCTTTCGCAATTTCAGATCCACTTTGAGTAGTCAAAATGAATTGATTGCGAAAAACTTTCTTAGAAATTACTTCCCAAGCATTGTTGTCCAAAAGTCCTTCGGGTGACACCTTTGCATCTTCATAAACCTCTTTCATTGCTTGAAAGTAGGCTGAAGCGCTAGGGTTTCCTTCAGGTTCATAGTTTTCAATCTTCATCATTGGAACACGTGCATCTTTCTGAGTGAAAGATTCTATCCTAATATTGGGGTGTCTGGCGTCCTTAAGGGACATGGATTCTGTTGTTTGAGATTCTATATGCACATTCTTTGCTCGTGCTTCTTTCATATTCATGGACTCTCTCATAAATGATCCTCGGTGTTTCACTTTTGATTCACCTACCATCTTTGAAAATGTCTGATCATATGAATAGTTGTTCCTTTCACATTCTTCTTTCCACAACTCATTATATTTCTTTTCAAATGCCTGAACTTCTTTGTCATTGAAAGTTTTAGAGGCAAATTGCGGGTGACTATCCAAGCCACCATGTAACATTACATGAAAACATCCGGGTCCATTCACATCATCGATTCTCTTTCTGTAAAATTCAAAAAGAGACTTTGGCTGATTTTTGGCATCAAAAATAAGCCTTCGCATAGCATAATAGTCAAAACGATTCACAAAACCTACATTAGTAAAAATATGAGAAATTTTTGCATTCAGATCTTCTTGGATTCCTTCTCCAAAGAAACTACCTGCTTGGCAGTATGGACAATCATCCTTTTCAATTTTTGCTGTAAATAAATAAGGTAAACTGGTCTTCAAGAACAAATTTTCAGGGACATTGTCAGTAGTCCAAATTTTCGGTGTCTTCACCAAACCTAATTGTTCTCCAAGCAAATTCACTGCAATCATACAAATGTTAATTAGTGCCATGACAAGTTGCCACATCACTACAGATCCAAGTAAAGTAATACAAAACATAATTTTTGGATAATTTCCGAACCATTCAGTAAATTTAAATGATAAATCAAACCATGCAAACCTAAATTTCTGCCAAAAAGTGTCACCTTTGAAGCATTTGATCAATTCTTTCTCTTCTTCAATGAGGAAAACTGGTGTCTGATTCAATTCCATGATATCATGAGGAATCACAATACCGCTAGATAGAGCTGTAACAATGCCATCTCTAAAGCATTCAATCAAATCTTTGGTGCAACCGCTAGTGCTACACTGTGATGTAACCTGATTGAAAACCCTAGAAAGCCTTATTGCAGCCCTACGATTAACAGGTTTGTAAGTATCCATGAAACATGCTGCTCCTCGCTTCGCATACACTTCAACAAGATCTCCACAAGTGGTGTCAATCTTTGCTGCAGAAAAATATTTTCCGTAATACAATCCTTTTATAGCTCTCGCACACGCGTTAATATCAAATCGAGGGGGTAATGTCTTTTGATTCCAATTAGTACTCCACAATTTGTAGACGAACAACATTGGATTAGAGAAAGCTCCATAGCTTCCTCCCAAAGCAGCTGAATTAGCTAAGTATTTCTTCAAATATTCAGGAATATTGGGGTCTTTTTCCAATACATCCATCATATTCTTTGAAGCGACACTCGGAAATATTATAGGGTTCATCAATGCATCTCGTTGAGATACAAAGTACTGCAAAATATTTTTATCAGCATTCACACATTTATCGGGGTATAATTGAGCTGGTAATTGATTACGCAAATACAAAACAAATAATTGACCTACAATTGTTGTAGTATCAATTCCATCCATAAAAGCTGCTTGTGCAGCTGCAACATTTTGCAAAATCAGATCAAATTCAACATACCATTTAGCATGAACTGTCTTATAATGTTCACACTGTGGATTATCATACAAAGCTCTCGCAACTTCTCGTTGCAATGATTTCATCATCTGATACAATTCATCAGTTGGTGCAATCTTTCCTTCGTACCATTCTTCAGTTCTCTTCACACATTCATCATGCAATTCAGTAGCTGTTCTTCCTGTTCTTGGAATATACGGATCTGTATCCGCCTGAGGTGTCCAATTCTTCATGGTTTCTGAAACCATGTCATCAAACGTTCCATCAGCCATTGATTCATAAATAGAATCAAGTGAATGAGCTGTATAATTATTCAGCTCATTCAAAAGTTTCTCTCCACGAACCATACGGGCTTCATACTTGAACGTAACATGTGCCATGAATTCTCGCCAATCCATATCATTCTCTCCATCTACATGAAAAACATAACATCGCGGGTCAAATTGCGATTTGCATTTGCTCACATCAAGCATTCTTATATCACCATTTTGAGTGGTAATAACTTTTGAGAATTCTGGCTTAATATCAACTTCTGCTACAATATCCATTCTTCTATGAAAAGCATCCGGAAACGTTAGAGATTCAATCCGGGGTACTCGTGAATTGCTGGTAAGTAATACACACCTAGGGTGCATAAATGTCTTGCCCTTTTCTTCAAGGGATGCCATGTGCGCTGGGTAGGGCACAATATTGGCTAATCGGATTATTTCAAATAATTCAGGATTTGGATTTGCGGCTGAATCACGTTGTTGTCCAAAGTCGTCATAACAAAGGAATGGTTGGTCATTTCTGGCTCCATCCCAATACTCAGTCTCTGCGCATCGCATGTAAATCAACTTTGTCCAATCCTTCGGATCAAAATCTGGGTCATGTCTGGCTAATTCAATGAAAAAAGGTACTGTAAGTCCTGATTTTCCCTTTCCTGAAGTACCATGAAGGTACACCATTAAAGGTTCCATACGAGGGCCTGCAGCAAATCCAAGATGTGCAAGTTTATTATTCATAGCTGTAATCTGTGATTGCAGAGATCCAATATACCGAAGTACATCGGAATCTGCTC